CTGTAAGTCAGTACAACCAATCGCTAAACCTGTATCTATTGCCATTTTTTTATTATTTTATTAGTTATTAGAAGTAATTAAGAGAGGAGGACTAGCCTCCCCTCTATTATTACATTATTGTTATGCTACAATTCCCCATTGAACAAGAGAAGAATATAAGTACTGTACTCCTAACTTGAAGTAACCTCTGAAGAACATTTTTTCTTCTAAGTCATCATAAAATACTTTGAAAGAACCTTCTGGGTCAGTTACATCAGAACCAATGATTAAGTTCTCAACTGCACAGTAACATACACCATTGTTAACATCATCACCTGCTGCAGTATTAAATAATGCTGGATTGTAATCTGCTAAGATAGTGTCCCACTCGTACATAGGAACTAACTCAACACCTCTAAACATTACTCTACGCATACCATCTACTTGATTAACGATTGCTAAATCAGCAGAAGAACCTTCTAGGTTTGCTAAGTAAGCGTTGAAAATTTTAGGAGTTACAAACATTTTCTTATCACCTGCTGCTACTTGTTGAAGTGCTGCTGGTGCTTGGTCATATACATTTCTAATTAATCCTATTGCATCTGCTGCAGTTGGTGCTGCTTCTGTTCCAGCAAACTCAATTACAGTTTCTGCTGCCATTAATTTCATCCAACCATCCATCAAGTTGTATGCTGCTGCTGTTGCTGTAGGAGTTGTAATATCTGTATCAGCACCCCATGCTAATCTTACTACATCAGAAGCGATACCATTTACTGCTCTGTTTACGATTGCATCTGCTAATTGAGTTCCCTCAATATTGTTAACATCTACACCAGAACGATACATTTCTTCAATGTAAGTTCCGTAAAATTCATCACTACATTGCTCTAAAGCAACTCTACATCTACCTGCAGTAATTGTTTTATTGTCAACATTAAATTGTGTTGTTCCACTTGTTGCAGAACATCCTTCTTGTTTTTCTACTATCTTAGTTAGAGCAGCAGAAGTGTAAACATTCATTTTATGTTTTACATTAGGAATAACTCTATAGTTACGCATAATCTCATCACTTCTAAATACTGGCTCATAAAATATATCATTCAAACTTGCACCATTATATGTTGCGAAAGTTCCTTTACTTGCTACGTTTGCCATTTTTTTTTATTTTTTTAATTATTAAATTTGTTTCTCATTCTTTCTGCCATTGCATTGTAAAAACCTGCATTAGCATCTTCTTTTTTGTTCTCAACTACTGCAGGGTCTGCTTCAGTTACAATTTCTGTACCTTTAGCATCTGCTTTGTTGATTTTAGCGTTTAACGCCTCAACTTCTACTGTTAAAGTTTCGTTAGTTCCTTTTGAAGCAACTAATTCTTCCTCTAACAAAGAAATTTTGTTTGATAATTCAATGTTACCAGTTTCAAACTCAGAAATCTTATTCATGATTTCATCATTATCCCCTAAATTAACAGTTATCATAGTTTGTTCAGCAACATCTTCAGAAACTTTTACATCACCTTTTACAGCAGTAACAATCTCCTCAACTTTGTTGTTAAACCATTCTTTTAACTCGTTAGTCATTTTTTTGTTATTTATATTAATACTTAATTTATTCTGTATTTCTTCTTGTGTGATGTTCTTAAATTTAGAAACATCATACTTTGCAGCCACTTTAATAGAATCAGAGATAGTGTCAATAAAACCTAATTCGTATGCTTCATTAGCATTTAGCCAAGTTTCTTCATCCATCATTTGAGCAAGAGCATCATAAGATAATCCTGTCTTTTTTCTATAAATGTCTGTAAGTTCGTTTGAGATTTTATCAAGAGTATCTGCAGACTTTCTCATATCTTTAGCCTCACCCATTGTACCACCCCAAGCGTTATGTATCATAAATAAAGAGTTTTCTGCCATTACAACCTCATCAGCACCAAGAGCAATAATAGTAGCAATACTTGCTGCTATACCCTCAATATAAACTGTAGTCTTAGCCTCTCTCCTTTTGATTACATTATACATTGCCATACCATCAAATACATCTCCACCTAAACTGTTAATGCGTAAATTGATAGGCATATCTTTTAATCCTTTAATGTCAGTAATGAACTCTTGTGCAGTTACACCATAAGTTCCTATTTCATCAAAGATATAAATGTCAGCAGTTTCACCTGCCTTGTTTTGAATGTTATACCATTTTTCGTTCATAGGTGCAAAAATATAGTTTAAAGAAATTAGTTTTACCTAATTTTCTTACAAAACTTTTAGTATGTGATATTATTAGATGGGATTGCTTTCTTTCTTTCCTTGTAAACTATGTTCTGTGCTTGACTTTCACTTATCTTATATTTAATAGATAAGTCCATCCAAGTATAAGTTCTACTACCTTCATTACCTACTAACATTCTATCAAAGTCAGCAATAATCATATAGTTCCTTACTCTCTTAGGGTCTATTATACCTTTCTCAACAAGATGTCGTATCATATCCTTGCAAGTTGGTGATTGACCAAATCGCTTTTCTAATTCAACTCCACAAATATCAATGAAGTCTTTAACTACATCTACCTTATTTTGTCTTTCTTTTTTTTGAGGCATTTTTCTTTTTAGGTGTTTGTTCAGATTCAATCCATTCATCTACCATAGTTTCCCAAAACTTACATACTGCTGCTCTACAAGAAGTACAATTCATATCTTGCTTATGTTGAGGAAATAATAAATGCCATTCTGCAAACATTAATCCTAAAGATTCTGCTTGATAAGTTGGAAAGTTTTTAGTATGGTTTTTGTTTCTGATAACTGCTTCAGTCATCATATTTCTTTTTTGCTTACTGTAATTTTCAGCGATTTCTTTAAAATTCATTTGTAAAGTTTTACCATTTATTTTTAGGACATTTACCAAAAAACTCTTTTGTTAATGCTGTCTTTGCATCTAGGAAACACTTACATTCAGCACACCTTGCACCTCTTGTTATCTTTGGTTTCTTTAGTAACATAAAGTTTCGGTAAAAACTACAACTTTTACATATATCTAATCTCTCTAACTTGGTTTTCTTATCAACAAACATTTGTTTATTTCTTTGATTATTAAATTGTTGCCTCAGATTGTATTACACTTACTGAGTTTTGACTATCAGTAATATCTGCTTCTACTACTACTACTTTACCAGAACTTCCCATTGCACCCATCATTTGATTCTGACCTATTGCATTGAATTGTTGTTGGCTAAATGAAGGTTGATTAAGTAATCCACCATCTGCAAACTTAACACCACCTCCTGCAGAGTTCATTGCTGATAATTGTCTGCTAAACATTGCTGTACTTCTTTTATTTATAACAGCCTCACCACCTTCTAATTCTACCACTCTACCACCTACTGCAAACTTCTCACCACCTTGTGCGTGTGATTTACCATGTACTAATCCTCCATTTGCAAATTTATCAGGAATCATAGCCATACCTTTATCTACAAGACCTGCAACCATAAGACCTGCACCTGCACCAATAATAAGATTGGCAGGGAATGGAACATCTTTTATAATATTACTAATCTGAGTAGCAACAGCCTCCATTATTCTTGCTCTAATAACAGATTTAACAGCCTCCATAGCATTTTGACCTGATAATGCTGCTCTTACTATATCTTCTTGTAATGCTTTGTCTTTATCTTGTTTAGAGTCTTGATGTAATTGTTTTTCTAAGTTGTGCAATCTTAAAAGTAAAGCCTCTCTTGCTTCAATGCTTAATGTAAAGTTTTCTAGTTGCTTTCTTACATCATCCATCTCACGAGAAATCAATTGACTTCTAACATCTGCAAATTCTTCTTCTGACAAAAGACCTTGCATCATTTGACCTAACTTAAAATCTAAAATTTCTTTATCTAAATCTAAATTAGCCTTCTTTGCTTCAGTATTTTCATCTAATACAGTAGTTTGTCCAGCAGTTGCTACTGTACCCTTTTCAACTTCTTCTGTCATTAAAGCCTCAACCTGAGCCATGTTAAATCCTTGCTCTAATAGTAATGCAATTTTTTCAGACCTTTCTGATTCTAAATCATTCAATTGAGATGTAAGTTGTCTGTCTTTATCTTTTAAATCATTAACAACTTTTTGTTGTTCTGCTGTAGCCTGATTTACAACATTACCCTCCCTTCTTAAATCTAAAAGTTCACCTTCATCATCAGTCATACTTTGCGTAAACTTACTCATTTGCTGTCTATCTAAAAGTAAATCACCTTCGGTTTTTTGCAACTCTAATAATAGTAATTTTTGTCTATCCCTTGAATCAATATTTTTATTTATAGTCTTTGTTTGCTTACTAATTTCTTTTTCAGTCAGCCTAATACTATGAACAAGTTTTATTGCTTCTTCATTTGCCAAAAGTGCAGTTCTTGCAATAACCTTATCTAAAGCATCTCTATTTAATTCTAAAGCACCTGTTTCTTTGTTTATAGCAACAACACTATCTCCTAGTCTTTCTTCAAGAGTATCTAATATTGCAGACATTTTAACTCTGTCTGAAGTGCTTTGATTTATTTTGGAATTTAAAGTATCATAATCTGTTGCTAAATTTTGTAACTCAATACTTTCTTTTAGTAAACTACCTGCAGTTTCAGCAGTTACTTCATCTAAAGTTTTGCTTGTATCTATAAATTCATTTACAAATGTCAATATTCCTGTTACATTTTCTAAAAAACTTGTTACTGCTTTACCTATAAATCCTTCAGTTATATTTATTGCTAAACCTTCAAGTGCTGATGTAAATCTTTTAAAAGCACCCTCCATATTTTCTCCAACAATTTCTGCCATTTCTTTAGCAGCACCATTAGCATCTAACAAAGAATCTCTTAAATTAACAGTTCTTTCTCTACTTGTAATCATCTGCTCAAATGCAGCAGCCTGTCTTAAATCAACCACCTCCATTATTTCAGCAAGACTACCACCTTCTTCAGAGAATTTTGCAAGAGCAGGTGTTAATTCATCTAAAGAGTGAATTGTTTTACCAAATGATTTTACTAAATCAGAATTAGGGTCTTGCATTTTAAGAAGTATATTTCTTAAAGATGTACCTGCAATAGAAGCCTCAATACCTGAATCTGCTAGTTGAGCCATAATTGCTGTTGTATCTTCAATAGAAAATCCTGCTGACTTTGCAATAGGTGCAACCTTAGTCATAGAAGTTTGGAATTTTTCTATATCTAAGGCAGAACTTGTAAATGAAACAGCCATAACATCTACTACTCTTTGAGTTTCATCAGCATCTAATCCAAAACCTCTTACAGCAGAACCTGCTACAATGGCTGCTCTAGCCAAATCTGAACCTGTTGCTGTTGCTAATTGTAATGTTGCTTCTTGAGCATTTAATATTTCTGTAGTAGTAAACCCTAGTTTAGCGTAATTAGTTTGAAGTTCTGCTACTTGAGTTGCAGTAAAGAATGTTGTACGACCTAAATCTTTTGCTGAACTAGAAAGTTTTTTAAAATCTGAATTTGAAGCACCTGTAACAGCCCTAACTTTAGCCATTTGAAATTCAAAATCTCTAAAAGACTTAATAGCACTACCTATAACACTTGTAATAGTTTTAAACGCAGTAACGGCAGCCAATATACCTGCACCCATTTTAGCAAAACTTTTAGTAGTGCTACCTGTTCTTTTTTCTAATTTTTGTAAATCCTTCTCACCTTGTACTATTACCTGAACTACTATTTTCTCTGTATTTGCCATATTAACTAACTTTTGCTTTTGTGTTATTTTTAATTTTTTCTCTAATCATACTTGCCACATCCTCACCAATAGATGGTGCTAACTTGATTGCTACTTCTTTACTAAACTTATTTGCTACATATCCTGCAAAGTTTGTTCTTCTAGGTAATTTATTTCCTTCATCATAAAATTCATAAGGGTCTCTCATTGACCCATTAAAATTCCTATTACCATATCCACTTTTAATCATTCTTTTTAAAATTAAACTTGGACTACTACCACCTGCAGGTTCTACTAAAGTACCATTTCTTCTTTTTGCATTTAACCAACTTTTTATTGCATTAAGATTTGGTATTTTAGCAAAAGAAGGATTATTAACAGCCTTCCAATAACTAACAGATGAATGTATGCTT